ATACAGAAGAGCCTGTGTTAAACAAATAAATGAAAGTCCTCAACCAATTAGAGGAGATGCATGGGCAGATAAAGTACAGTCATTGTTTGATGATCCTGGGTTTGAAGAAGTTATTATGCCAGGCGAGGTTAGTTCTAATGGTCAGTTCTTATCGTATTTACAGATATTTATAGAGAACAATGGTGGGGCAAAAGACAGACAAGATATGTTGCAAGGCATGGTGTATGAACAAGAAAATCATTACATGTTTAAACCACAAGCATTTAGAGATTTTCTTAAAACAAAACGTTTTAATAAATTAAGTGATGTAGGACAGTTTAAAGTATTTTCTGACTTTAAAGGCACAGCAGAGAAGTTGCGTATAAATGATAAAGTTACACATATTTGGAAGATACCAACGACTGTTAATGACGCAGAATACATTGTTAAGTCAAAAGATTTTAAAGAAGAGGAGCCATACTAATGAAAAGAAATATAGTTATAGGTCCTCCTGGCACAGGCAAGACAACATTCTTAAAAGATAAAGTTGAAAAACTAATTAGTGGTGGTTACTGCAGACCAGATGAGATTGGGTATTTTAGTTTTACAGTAAAAGCTGCTGAAGAGATTCGTGACAGAGTTACGAAGGAGGAGTGGAGTGAGGCAGAACTAAAGAAGATGTATCCCTACTTTTGTACGCTTCACTCGCTTGCTTATAAAAGATTACAGTTGCAACAATCACAGATCATGGATCAAAGCGACTATGATGACTTATCACGGAACACGGGCCGTTTCTTTGTTAACAAGATGAAGAAAGGTAATGGTATGGACATATCTATGCCAACCGCAAAGAGTGAGTATCAAGATTTAATTAATCTTGCATATGCAAAGTTTCCTGATGATGACGATAGACTCAATCAAATATTTCGTACTGTCAAGCTCAGTGACTACGGCGCACGGAACACAATTGAACAAATGGATTTGGATTTAAAAAACTTTAAACGTGATAGAGATAAATTAGAATACGTTGACTACTTTAATCATTTCTTACAGAAAAAAAATCCACCACCATTAAAATATTTATTTGTTGATGAGGCACAGGATTTATCTGCACATCAATGGCAAGTCATTGACATGATACAAGAAGTTGCAAAACCAATTGAAACATATGTTGCTGGTGATGATGATCAAGCAATCTTTCGTTGGGCAGGTGCAGACATTGAACATTTTATTGACATGGCACAGGATGAAAACAACAATATCATTCCTCTTACACAATCATATCGTATTCCTAAAAGTGTGCACACTCTTGCCACATTTTTAGCACAGTCTATATCACGAAGAATTGATAAAAGTTACAAGCCAAGAGATGAAGAAGGCGAGAGAAAAGTCTTAAATATCAGACCTTTAAACAAAGGATTGGCTGAGGGTGAGTGGTTAATTTTATGTCGCACACATGAGATTGTGCAACAAGTTAGTGAATCATTAGAACAGTTTGGTTGGTTGTATAAACGCTACGGACAATCGGTTGTAAATTTAAAATACATCGAAGCTATCAAAGCGTGGACCGCGTTGCAAAATGGTAGAGAAGTATCTGGTCAGTTATGTGATGTTGTTTATCAGTTTATGGATAGCACACGTATAAAAAGAAATTACGGTACCTTTAAAGGTGATCATGCTGCTGTGTATACATTAGAAAACTTAATAAAAGATTATGGTTTGCGTGAAACAATCAAAGACATAGACGTGCGTACAATGAAATGGTATGATGTGTTGAATGCGAAAGGACTCAGAAAGAGAATAAATTATCTCAGAGCTATTATGCGTGAAGGAAATAAATTAGATGACACACCACGCATAGAAGTATCAACAATACATGCAAGTAAAGGTGGGGAGAGAGACAATGTTATGTTGTTAACAGATCTATCTTATGGTCCTTACAAATCATCTACAGAAACACAACAAGGTCGAGATGATGAAGCAAGAGTTTTCTATGTTGGCATGACAAGAGCCAAAAAGAAATTAGTGATTGTGCGTCGTACGGAAGCGCAGTTTGAATACGAACCTATATTTTTTCATGAACGAAAAGCAAGTTGAAGACTTTGTTGATAAACTAAACAAGCAAGCTGCAAAGCATCTTGTTAAGTTAGGTGTCGAGAAAGATTGGAAGAAGACTTATGAAAGAATGAAAAGAAGAAGGAAGAAACGTGAAAGATCAACCTAATTGGTTTCCTAAAGTACATCGCATGCCTAGTGAATGGGTCATGCCTGATCACTTCCCTGATCTATCTGGTTATGACGAGATAGCAATTGATTTAGAAACACGTGACCCTGGTATCAAAGATACAGGACCTGGTTATATTCGTAAGCACGGCGAAGTTGTCGGTATTGCTGTAGCAGTAGACGGGTGGAAAGGATATTACCCCATTGCTCACGAAACACCGCCCAACATGGACAAAGGTATTGTTACTAAATGGCTTAAAAAACAATGCTCGTACGAACATATTAACTATATATTTCATAACGCTTTTTATGATGTAGGCTGGCTTACAGCGATGGGTGTTGACATCAGAGGAAAAATAATAGACACTCTTATTGCGGCACCACTTGTAGATGAAAACAGGTTTCGATTTGACCTAAACTCATTAGCAAAGGATTATCTAAACGAGTCAAAATCGGAAGCCCAACTCTACGAGGCTGCCAAAATGTGGGGTCTAGATCCGAAAGGAGAAATGTGGAAGCTTCCCGCATCTCACGTTGGAGAATATGCAGAGCAAGATGCTGCTGTAACGCTACGCTTATGGCATCACCTCAAACAAGAAATTACTGCACAGAACTTAATTAACATTTTTGAATTAGAAACAGATTTGTTTCCTGTTTTATTTAAGATGAAACAAAAAGGTGTGCGTGTTGATTTAGAAAAGGCGGAGGGTATTAAAAATGATTTATTATCGAAAGAGAAAAAACTTCTTACGTCGATTAAGAAACTTACTAATCAAGATGTGGAAGTATGGGCAGCAGCTTCTGTGGCCAAAGCTTTTGACGCTCTTAAAATTAAATATGATAGAACGCCAACAGGTCAACCGAAGTTTGATAAAAACTTTTTGGCAACGCATGACAGCCCTCTTGCCAAAATGGTTGTCGAAGCTAGGGAGATCAACAAAGCAAGAACAACGTTTATTGAGAGTATCACCAAGCATTCGTACAGAGGCAGGATTCATGCTGAGATACACCAAATGCGATCCGACCAAGGAGGAACGGTAACAGGGAGATTTAGTTACAGTAATCCTAATTTACAGCAAATACCAGCACGGCACGCGATTCTCGGCCCACTGATCAGAAGTATATTTATACCTGAGAAGGATCATGAATGGGGTATCTTTGATTACTCGCAACAAGAACCACGGCTCGTCGTACATTATGCAAGCCTACGGCACTTTACAGGTGCAGGTAAGTTTGTTGATTCGTATCAAGAAGATGAGACAACAGACTTTCATACAATGGTCTCAGAGATGGCTGATATACCTCGTAAGCAAGCGAAAACAATTAATTTAGGACTATTTTATGGTATGGGTAAAGGTAAGCTAATGTCACAACTTGGTGTTAATTTAGAAACAGCAAGTGAACTGCTTGCAAGTTACAATGAACGCGTACCGTTTGTTAAGCAATTGATGAATGATACAATGAATAAAGCTGGTAAAAAAGGTTATCTATCTACATTAGAAGGTAGACGCTGTCGTTTCGACCAATGGGAGCCTACGAATGAGTGGGGACAGAAGTCTTTGCCACTAGCTGAAGCTCAACAACAATACGGCGAACATATGATTAAACGTGCTTGGACATACAAAGCACTGAATAGATTGATACAGGGCTCTGCTGCTGATCAAACAAAGAAAGCGATGCTTGCCTTAGCCAAAGAAGGATACTTAGCACACATACAAGTACATGATGAACTAGACTTTTCTGTTGCAAGCGATGCAGATAAGAATAAGATTAAAGACATTATGGAAAACTGTGTTGAATTAGCCGTCCCAAGTAAAGTCGACGTTGAATGCGGTGACAACTGGGGCGATGCAGGTGATTAAGATTTGGTTATTAATTTCGATGATTTCTCTACCTGGCATGCCGTCTGTCAAACACACAGCCGAATTATATTTTAATCAAGATATATGTGAAAATAGACGTATTGTTATAGAAAATAATATTTATGCGAGAGCAGAAGAGACAGGAATTAACCCTGTTTACGTCGAAACATGGTGTCTTGAATCAAATATGTTTGTTGAAAATAATTCTTGACTGTCCCATTAAATTAGATTAAAGAAACAATTAAATGAGAATGGTGCAACATTCTCTGAGTATGGCTGAACAACAGTCTCCAGGTTGTAAGGCACGGCTCTCACAAGGTATGGTCAAATGACTGAGGGTGTGAGGGTTGGTTCTGAAGTACTTGTTAGCATAGGACATGTTGACTGGACGGGAAAAGGTTGGGGGTAGTCAAAGAATCCCCCTACTCACACTAATGAAGGAGAAAGTATGAAACTTAAAAAAGAATACGAGATGACGTTCAAAGAGGGATTTCGTCTTGGGGTACGTTTGACGCGAGCAAAATGTTATATAGAAAATGCCCGTGATGCAAGAAGACTTGGTGATGAAACAATGTCAAAACTTTTTACAGAGTTTGCGCAAGAGTGGAATGACTTGGCTCGTAATGCAGGGCGTAAGTTTACACCGTCCGCGGCTCACGAACCTGAACAGTCTGCTTTTGATTTTGGTGACATCGAAATGCAGGAACATTTAGCAAAGTTACCACATCAATTAAAGGAGACAGGATGAACACGAAGAAGTTTAAAAGTGTGGCAGTCGCCATTGAAACTTACAAGTTGTTGAAGAAGATAGCATCAGAGGACGATCGGTCTGCAGGTATGCAGATAACCTATTTAGTAAAAAAAGAGGCAAAGAAAAGAAAGCTTGCCGCATGAAAACAGAAACCATTATGCCAAAGTTTAGATCGTATCGTAAATTTAAACCAGAATGGAAGTATGAGAAGAAGTGTTGCAATAGTTGTAGCCGTGAATACTTGACCGACAATATGATGTGTGAAGAAGAAGGCAAGTTATTGTATGTTTGGTATTGTTTAAGATGTTACAATTCATTGCAAAACTCATAGGCATTGTTTGTCTATGTGGAACGATATTAGCGAGTGTGTATATTTTTATATACTACTCGCCGTATCAAACATTTATGCGTGATTGCATAAAAAATGAAATGGGTGATTTCAGTAGTGAGTACTGCACCTGGAAATTTGATAAAGTTATGTTGTGTAAGAGGGAGGAATTATGTTTCACTTATGGCATATACTTGCCATCGTAGGTGTGTTTGCATTAGGATTCTTTTTTGGAAGATGGTCTGTGCGAGCTAAATACGAGGCAAAAGTAGAAGAACTAGAAAATAAAAAGGAGAGTATAGAATGGGCCGCAAGACGCCACTAAAAGAACGATTACTACGAGAGTATGTAAAAGTTTCAAAGAACGCGCCTCGCGAACCAAAGACTTGGAAAGAGGTTGCTTCCCGTGTAAGATGGGAAAGAATCAGAAAAATATTATGGAGGCGATATGATTATATGTCATCATTGTAAAGGTAATGGGTATGTTAAAGTTAGATTCGAGGCAGAACAAGCCATTGAACAGTGTAAGGTTTGTGACTCACAAGGGGAACTCAATGAAGATAAGTACTACCACCAAACGTGGACAGAGGGCGCTGAAAATTCCCTCGCAGTTTACTACGGACCGCCCTTGGACCCCGAATCATTCAAAAACTACACGATTTCGGGATAGTAAGCCTGTTGTAAAGTTTAAGGGTGAACCGCCCTTTTAGTTGCATTAAATCCCATATTCAATTATAATTACGACTATAATTGTTTATTTAGCCCCTGCACCAGTTACGCTGGGTGGGGGCTGAAACAGGTGCTTATGAGTGACCAAGAGATATTAAAGCAGAGAGACTTATTGGACGCGATCCTCGCATCACGGACCACGAGTCAATACGAGAGACTAGAATCTATGAAAGTCATGGATTCAATATACTTCAAAGAAAATTTACCCGAGAATGTGGTTTTATTTCCGTTACAAAGGATAAAAAGGTATGTACACACGACTACCAGAAAGCCCAGTAAGAAAAGTTTATAAGTGTCGTCACTGCGGTGATGTCAACGTAAAATTTTACAATCCTAAACATGATAGAGCATATACTGCAGCCGAATGGGAGATTATAATGACTGATGGACGTGAAGCTTTAGAAAAAGCATTAAGAGTAGTTAGTCAAGATCCAAAGATGTTTGCATAAATGCCGTTCTCTTTAGATGTTTCTATGAGAAATTTATTTTAAAATATTTTTTTAGTAAAATACAAGTTACAAGGTTACAAGGTTACAAGTAGCAGAATACTTACCTTTTTTTGTAACTTCTTGTAACTTACAACTATTTACAAGTTACAAACTATCTATATTTTACGAAAAAAACTCGCATTTCTCGGAAATATTTAGTAGTATAATAATTATTTAAGAAAAACATCTATTGAAAAGGTGCATTATGGAAGAAGAAAACAAGGACGTATATATACCACAACCTTTGTCAGAAGCGTTGTTTCACCCTAAAATAACACAAAAGCAAAGAAAGTTTATTCTTTTACTTGTTCATTCGGAAGGTTTGAAGTCTGCATCGCAGTGTGCAATAGAAGCTGGTTATAGCAAAAAGAGTGCTACTGAGCTGGCGTCCAGGCTGCAGAATCCTGAGTTGTACCCTGTCGTTGCAAAAGCTATTGATTCAGAGGTCAGAGCAAATGTTGATAGGTATCGGTGCACTCAAGAAAGATCCTTATCTACATTGGCTAGAATTAGAGACCAGGCATCATCTGCTGGTAATTGGAACGCTGCCGTAGCTGCTGAGACCAGGCGTGGACAAATTGCTGGTTTGTATGTTGACAAGAAAGAGATTCTCACAGGTACAATCGACTCGATGTCAAGAGAAGAAGTAGAAAAGAAACTTCAAGACTTGAAGGAACAGTATAGTATTGAAACCACGTTTGAGGAAGTTAAAGAATTAGAAAATAAAGCTTGACTATAAAATAGAATGGGATTATATAGGTTTTATATAAATATAGACGTTATATCCTAGTTAAAGTTTATATTTGTTAGCTCCTGAAAGATTACTAGGCAATCGAGTTGGGGCAATTTAGAGCATCTAAACACTGGCGACTGTGGATATACTGGGTCGCACTTGTTAGTCTTGTATATTCATTTGCTCTACTAGAAAAGGAGAAAGTATGTTAGTAATAATTAGACCAGACTTATATGAGTATCGCACATTACCTATGACAGAAGAGTTGTTCTGGCGTAGGATAGAGAACTTGAGGCGTGCAGCGTTGACTGCTGAGGACTTTGAGTTTAGGTTGTTGTATTATAATCAAATGATGGAACTGATGAAGAGGTGTCCATGAAGAAATCAGATACTTTAAATGTTGAGCCAATTAATTTAAACTTCAAGGTAAATCGTAATCCTATATTTCCGTTGATAGCGATAGGTATGTGGGCAAATTGGAAAATAACTTTTTTGATTGTGTTTCTTGTTATTGTTTTTCTTGAATCATAGTGAAGCCAGAGAGTAAGTTTTGGAACTCCATCAAGGCAAATATGCCTGGTGTTTTCTTTACAAGATTAGAGAGTTGGGCGTCCCCTGGTGTTCCAGACGTTTATGGTTGCAAAGACGGAATAATGTTCTGGTTGGAACTTAAAACGTCAACAAAAGTCAACAAAGCAAAGTTAAGTCCCTTTCAAAAATCGTGGCATTTTAGCCATGCAAGACAAGGTGGGAGAAGTTTTATTATGCATCAGATCCTCGGAGAGAGGCTGATGTGTATCTTTTCGTCCTCCATTGTCCCCTCCATTGGCGCATTGTCCCCCAAACACGCTAGTAAATGCTGGGCGCTGCCAGCGTCCCCCGCAGCGTGGGCTGAGATCCAGGACTACATTCTCCATTCCCCATTGCAGAAACCCGCCGTTCCAGAGGCATAGTAGATCCTGGTCCACGGCACCTGCAGCCAGGGAACTTCAGTCCGCATCTCCATTGCCCTTTGGCAAAAGCCCTGTCACCATAGTCATCTTCAGGTGCTGCACCTGCAGCCAGGAAGCTGAGATGGTAGATCTCCATTCCATTGCCCAAGTTCCGTGGGTCGTGGTACTATAGTAGTACAGTAGCTGGCGTCATCAGCGTGGCAGGAAGTTCTCGTGGAAAAAAGTTCATTAGCTCTTGACTATCGAATAAGATGGGACTATATAAGTACCTGTGGCTACCGAATCCGTTTGGAAGTTTCATGAACGGCCACAAGAGTCAGGAGCTGAGGAGAACCCACGGGCTTCCATAAGCAGATCCGTCTGCCAGACGCCCTGACTCACCTACATTAGAAAGGAACAAGATGACAGAGACTGTAACAGTATTAAAGAAAGAGCCCACCTGCGCTGAGCTGATCCACGAGCAGTGGAAGCAGAGGCAGGAAGACCTGAAGGACCGAGAGTTTTACGCGCTCGGCTTCGACTATGTAGAACCGCATACATTCACCGACCAGACCGAAGGGTATTGGAGATGGCAGTTCAGCTGGGGCGGGCCCAGCGACGAGCTGCGCGCATACGTTAACGAGCATTACGAAATCCATCGCTTGGAATACTGGTACCTGGACTGGGGTGACGGAGCGCATCTCCTGGTGCAGCAGGACGCTTATGCCTGGACTCAGATGCAAGAGATGATAGGCCCACGTTGATGCTGCATTACATTCTAGCTACATTGGTCGTCTACATCGTCTTCCTGCTGCTGTTCCCGCAGCAGGTAGCTGCAGCAACGCTGCTGCTGGTAACATCCGTGATGAATCTTGTTGATTGGACTGTTGTTCCGTGGTGAAGCTCTCCATCTCCATTCCATCGCGGATTCGGGTCGGGGGTATTATAGTAGTAGTTCAGGAGCTGCAGGTACGGGCGTGGCACGGAAGTTCCTGTGGAAAAAAAAATAAAATAAACTATTGACTTCTAATGAAATGGGATTATATAAGACTTATTAACTAGAAAGACGAAAGGAAAATAAAATGTCAAAAGCTGTTAATATATTAGAAGTACTAGAGAAGGCACAACAAAGCCCAGCTAGTGTAAGTAAAAAAAATAAACAAGCTATCGTTGATGCGTATGGTCGTGCGTTAACAATGCAGAAAGTTCTAGCAGACTTTATTAAAGTCAATAGACAACTGATGATAGACTTGTCTATGAGTGAAAATGCAAACTTATTGCATGGGAGGGATTACTCACTTCATGTATCACAAAAATTGGGTGCAAAGATTGACACGCAACTCGTTAAAGAAAAACTTGGTGAGATTGCGTATCATCAATGCAAAGTACCAACGCAGTATAAACAGATACAGGCTATGCCTTTATCGGAAACAACAGTATCAAGAAACAAGAAAGCTACCATTGACGAAGTAGCTGACTTCAGAATTTCTGCTTAGTTCCATTTACGCCTAAGCAGAAAACTAATTGTCACTTTAGTTCAGTCGACAATACAGGGGGCGATACCTACTCGCCCCTTTTTTATTTCCATTTCCATTCCATTACGACAGAGGTCGCCCTTACCTAGTATTAGTTAGGAATGTGCCACGGCACAAGCGTCTGCGTCTGCATTTCCATTCCATTACGACAGAGGTCGTCGTGCTTTAGTATTAGTTAAGAAGTGCTACGGGGGGGGGTTGGTCGGTCGTCTGACCTGTGTAAAAAAAAGAAAATAAAAGTTTGACTATAAGATAAAATGGGAGTAAGAAGTATCTAAGAAAGGAGAAATCAAAATGCCAGATAATGATTTAGAGACTAGGTTAGCAGTAGTTGAGCAAACGTTCGGTTTAAGAACTCGTGATAATGCTGTGACCACACCTAATCCAAATGATGTTAGAGCAACTCATGTTGATAACATTAATTGGAAAGCTTTATATAAAGTTTTGGAAAGTGAAGTCGAAACAATCGTTCTTGATCCTAACTGTCCTCAGTATGTTAAAGATTGGGGTCAACGTATCATGCAACGATTGGCACAACACATAACATAACAGTTTCCCTCGAGGACTGGCAAAAGGCAGGGTACTCCCTGCCTTTTTTTATGTCATCACCACGCTGCACACCAGGCTGCTACCATCTCTTCCAGGCAGCCACTCCAGCTCCCAGGCAGCTTCAGCATCTCAGGTGATACACTCACCCACAACATCTAGGTACTTACAAACCACCACAAACTAGATCTAGTAATCTCGAACACCCGACCACCCCTTTTCGGGCGTCAGTCGTGGGGTTTACTCTAGTGCTTGAGTTTTACACAAACACAAACTATGATATAACTTTCTTATGAAAAAATCTGAGATTCCAACGGAAGTATTAAAATATCAATTAAGAGAAATGCAGCTAAAAGTGTCGGAGGAGTCCCGTTCCTCCTTCTTAACTTTTGTAAAAAAAGTTTGGCCAGACTTTGTCG